ATATTGCAAGGGCAAAGTCATTACTTGGAGATCAAGGTTCAAAACTAACAGCAATCGCAATGCACTCAAACGTGTATGGAGATTTGTTAGAGCGTAACATGATTGATCGTATCTACGACAACAATGGAGATGCTGATACAGCCGCAGCTTCTGGTAGCACAACAAGAGCTTTTGATGGCCCTAATACTGTTGAAAGTTTTGGTGGTCTAAGAGTAATTGTTTCTGATGATGTTCCTACTGCAAACAGTGGATCTTCAACAGAGTATTCAACTTTCTTCTTTACACAAGGAGCAGTTGTTACTGGTGAGCAAGCACCAATCAGAACTCAAACTGATAGAGACATCTTAGCTTTAGAAGAAGCTATGGCAGTGGATCTTCACTACATCTATCACCCAGTGGGTCTTAAGTATGCTGTAACAACAGTAAACCCAACTCGTACAGTTTTAGAGACAGTAGCCTCTTGGTCGAAAGTCTACGAGACAAAGAACATCGGTATTGTTCGTGCAACTACAGCATCTAATCAGGATTAATCATGCCATCATTATTTGAAATCACTGCTGGATCTTTAGCTGGACCAACAGACGGAGGCACTGTAACTCAGGCCACCAATAAGGGAACTGCCGTAACTCTAAGTACAGAGTCAGGTCAGATCACAATGAATAACGCAGCGTTAGCAGATGCCGCAGAGGTATCTTTTACAGTTACCAATACAAAGGTTGCTGCAACTGATGTTGTCGTTGCTTGTCATGGTTCTGCTGGTACAGCAGGGGCTTACATCGTGAGTGCAAACAGCATTGCTGCTGGTTCATTCAAGATCACAGTTTCTAACGTGTCAGGCGGTTCACTAAGTGAAGCGATTGTCATTAACTTTGTTGCCCTAAAAGGTGCATCTAGCTAATGGGAATGTACGCATTTAGGCGTATGAGAGAGAAAAATGAAGCTGCTGAAAAGGTGGCTTCATTAACTCCCACTCTTGAAAAGCCAAAACCAAAACGTAAGTCTCAAAAGGTAAAAGTAAATGGCGATAACCCTTGATGCAACTGTTGGTGGGGCTAGTGCCAACACCTATATAACTCTTGCTGATGCAAACTCTTTTATAGAGGGGCTGATTCTCAGTGATGATAATGCAGCTTGGGATGGGTCATCTACCGATAATAAAAATCGTGCTTTATTTACCGCAGCCCAGAGGATTGACAGAGAAAAGTTTTTAGGAGCTAGAGTAGCTGATACTCAAGCTTTAGAATGGCCGAGATCAGGAGTAAGAAAACCTGACACATACACTAACTTGTATGGGTTGAGCTTTCCAAACAGATTAGTTGCTGACTATTACACCGATACTGAAATACCAGATAGGGTAAAACACGCACAGGTTATTTTAGCTGTATATCTAAACAACAACAGGAACGGACTTGAATTAAGTGGCTTAGAAGACTTTGCTGCTGTAAGTATTGGTAATATAAACGTAACTCCTAGATTTTATGGAGCTACTGGTATTGATCGTATTCCACCGATAGTTGATCATTACTTGATGGGTATTAGAATAGGTGGAAGAGCAAACTTATCTATCAAGAGGTCTTAAAAAATGGGTTACGGCTACGACTATCCAGCAGCAATCATCATTACTAATACGGCTGCTCATACAGGCAGATTTGGTAAGGTGCATTGCTTGACAGACGCAGAAGCAACTTTTGTTGCTGAGAACATCACAGAGAATGGATCTGCAACTATTAACGGCATCACAATGAAGGCATCTTCTGAAGTATGCGGAGTCATAACAAGTATCACTCTTGCAAGTGGACAAGTAATAGCTTATAGATTATGAGTCTTGCTAATGCACTAAAAAAAGCTGCTAGTGCTTCACTTAAGAAGCTTGGTGGTGATGTGACTATCAGACAAGTAACAGCAGGGGCATATAACACCACTACTGGGGCTATCACAGAATCTACATCTGATACCACAATCAAAGGTGCATTAAGCAATGTTTCAAGAAATCAGGTCAATGATTTGATTGAGTCACAAGATAAGTTGTTAACTATATCTGCTGGTGATTTAACCTTTGTACCGACAACAAAAGATAGAGTTGTTATTAGTAGTGTTGAATTTAAAATTATTCAAGTTGTTATAAATGAGCAAAATAATACACCTGTAAGTTTTGATCTTATCTTGAGGTAACTATGACCAGACAAATAAGGCTAGACCAAATAGATGATGTAATGAGGGAAGCAGTTGAGGATTTAGTGGCTGCAACTACACTTGAATGGACAGCAAGAGTTAAATTAGCTACACCTGTTGATACAGGTAGACTCAGAGCAGCATGGCAGACAGAAATAAAACCTTTAGAAGGCACAATAATAAATAATTTAGCTTATGCAGAACCAATATGTTTTGGTCAAAATTTACCGCCATCATGGGGTGGAACTTATAGAACAAGACAAAAAACTGTTGCTGGTTTTCCAGAACTTATAGGAAAAGAACTTGAACAATATGCAAGAAGAGAGTATGAAAGAATTAAAAGAGGTATTTAATGGCTGCTACAGATTTAAATACAGTTAGATCCACCATAGAGGCTAGGTTAGCCACAGAGCTTGCTTCAAGCCCAGCAATACCTGTTGTATTTAATAATATGACCTTTGACTCTACTGCTGAAGATACTTTTGTACAGTGCATCACAAGCTTTGGTGCTGGTGAGTATTTAACAATGGGAGGGACAACTGATTCAGATAATAATGTTGTTGGTTTGGTTCTTTTGAATGTTTTTACAGAGGAGGGTTTAGGGGCAGGGTCTAACTTTACAATTTGCAAAAGGCTTAGAGACTTATACAATAGAGTGACTGTATCTAATGTAATTTTTGATTCACCTGTTGGTCCTGAGATTTTTACATCTAATCCAGAAGGTAAGTTTCAAACACAAATTAGAATTACATTTAACATTTACGAGGATCTTTAATCATGCCAAAACTTGTAATAACTGAAGAAATGCTTGATGCAATAGAAGCTGTTAAAGGCAGAAGAGAAGCGGCATACTGGGATCCAGAATGTAGAAAATATATGGAGAATCAACAAAATTCTAAGAAAGGTGTAAAAACTACCGAAAAGAGTTAATATAATTATAAATATTTCTTTTTTTTGTTATGGCTGCTGTTAAGGGTGACGTTGGAAAAATTATGTTTGAAAATGCCGGCGGTACTGAAGCTGACATTTCAGGCTTAAGAAGTTGGTCTTTATCTGTTACAAAAGACACACAAGAAACTACAGTTCTTGGTAATACTTCAAAAAGTTTTGTCGGAGGTTTAATTTCTGGCGAAGGTTCCGCAGAACTTATTTATGATCCTTCAGGCAACTCTGATTATCAAGCCTTTATTGATGATGTTTTAACTACAGGCGATGCGGGTGACGCATTATTTGAATTATTCCCCGATAGTGGAACAGCAAGTAAAAAAATTGGTTTTGCGGGAATTATTACTTCTGCTGAATATGGGGCGACTTTAGGTGAGATTCAAATCATAAATATCTCATTTGTGACAAACGGTGCAATCACTTCAGCCATATAGTAAATTTAAGATACTTCGCACTTAATTTATGGCAAACAAAAGAACTATTGATTTAATTACTGAATCCTATGGAGATCAAATGTCTGTTAGGAGGAAGTATGAATTTAAAAATGCTAGAGGTGAAAAGGTTGTTGATTTATATTTCAAACCATTAACAAGATTTGATAGACAAAAAGCACAGAGCGTTGCTGGTACAGATGAAGCTCTCACTGTATCTACTCAACTTCTTTGTCAGATGGCCGAGTTAGAAGATGGAACAAAAGCATTTAATATTGCAGATGCCCCAAACTTACAAAGAGAATTACCAGAAAATGTTTTAAATGAAATAGAACTATTTTTATTTGACATTAAACTTGATGTAGATACAGCAAAAAACGACTAAAGCGAGATAATTGGATTAATTTTGAATTTTTTCTCGCAACAGAATTAGGAAAAACATTAGAAGAATTAAGAAAACTTATCACACAGGAAGAGTTAATATATTGGGCTGCATACTATGAAAACAAATTTGACGAAGAAAAAAGAGCAGCACAACGACAAAAACACAATTCGAGGTAATATATAATAAAGGCTTTTTTTATTTGTGGCACAGGCAAATGTAAAACTTACAGTTGATGCCAGTGGAGCTACTAGAGCATTACAGGGAGTACAAAATAAAACTAATACTTTACAGAAATCTTTTGGTGGATTAAGAACTGCAATAGGTGGTATTGGTATAACTTTATTGGCAAGACAAGCTGTAAAAACCTCTGCTAATTTTGATAAATTAAATGTTCGTTTAGGCTTACTTACAAAAGCATCTGGCACTTTTGCGAGATCTCAAGAAATAGCTGCTAATGCACAGAGAGCTTTTGGTCTTAGTGCAACTGAAGCACTTGAAGGAATTACAGACATAACAGCAAGATTACAGCCTTTAGGAGTTGGTGTTGAAGATATAAAAAGTACTTTCTTTGGATTTAATACGGCTGCAAAACTAGCTGGTGCTTCAACAATAGAAGCATCAAACGCATTTAGACAATTAGCACAGGCATTAGGCTCTGGAAGATTAGCTGGTGATGAATTTAGAAGTATATCTGAACAAATACCAACATTACTTGCACCTATAGCAGAAGAATTAGATGTAAATGTTGGGCAACTTAAAGAATTTGCTGCTCAAGGAAAATTAACAAGTGATGTAGTTTTAAGAGCATTACGCAAAATTGAAACAGATGGTGCATCATCACTTAAAGCTTTAGTAGCAGCAGATCCAACCCAAGTATTTAAAAACCTATCAAATGCAACAGAAGATTTAGCAAGAGCTTTTGGTGAAAAATTAAATCCAGTAGTCTTGCCAGCAATTAAAGGTTTAACAGAATTAACTTTGGCTGCTGTTGAATTTATAGATTCGCCAATAGCAAAAACCGCAGCAATTTTTGCTGGTGTTGCATTAGCTGTTAAAGGTTTTACAACTGCTGCAACATTATTAGTAGCTGCAAAGACAATCTTGATTGCTAAATTTGTAGCAACAAAAGCTGGTGCAATAGCATTTGCAAAAGCCTCTGCCACTGCTTCGCTTGCTACAAAAGCATTAGCGTTCTCATCAGGTGCATTAACATTAGCTCTTAATGCTTTACCATTTGTGGCTATTGCGACAGGAATTGGAGCAGTAGTAACACAATTAATAAAACAAAGACAAGAACAAAATAAAGTCACTGAAGCAATACAAAAAGGTGAGGTAGCACAGTTGAGAGCTTTAGAAGCTGATCTTGGAATAAAAATGGCAAAAGAATTAGCAATAATCAACAGTTCAAATGATAAAAGGACAATTGCAGCAGCAGAAAGAAGGCTTGCTTTATTGCAAGAACAAATGTCACCTATAAGAGAAAGGTTAAAAATTGCCGTTCAAGAAAATGCAGAATTAGACAAAGCAAACAAACTTAAACAAAAAGGTATTGATAAAGATAAAAAATTGAAAGAAAAAGCAGAAGAACTTAAACAAAAATATATGGAGATAGGAAAAAGTGTAGAAGAAGGTATTGTCTCTAATCTTACAGATGCTGTGATGGGAACAAAAACACTTGCACAAGCAGCTATAAGTGTTTTAGATAATCTAAAAAGAAAACTAATTGAGGTAGCTATACAAAGGGCTGTTGCTGGGATAGGAGGTAAAGTCGGTGGATTTTTAAACAGTATTCTTGGTAAAAGAGCAAGCGGTGGCCCTGTATCTGCTGGTGGTGCGTATTTAGTTGGTGAGCGTGGTCCTGAGATTTTGCAACTTGGCTCTAAAGGTGGCAACATAATACCAAACAATGCAATGGGTGGTGGTGGTGTTACAAATGTCGTGACTGTTAATGTAGACGCAAAAGGTTCATCAGTGGCTGGTAATGGTTCTGGGGCTGATGCACTAGGTCAATTAATAGGTGGTATAGTTCAACAAACACTTGTAAAAGAACAAAGGGCGGGGGGTTTATTAAATAGATAATGGCTACTTTTCCTTCAATCACTCCCACTTATGGGATGAGAAAAACAAGTTCACCAAAGATAAGGACAACACAGTTAGGCGATGGCTATGAGTTTAGGGCTTTGTATGGCCTTCCTTTATCTCAAGATCCAAAAGTATATGATCTTACTTTCAACGTGTCTGAGACTGAATCAGATGTAATAGAAGGCTTTCTAAGAAGTAGAGTAAACGATCAAGCAAGTTTTACATTTACCCCACCAGCAGAAGGGTTCACAAAAACAGGAACATATTCCCAAAGCACTACTACTGTGACAATCACGATCACACAACATGGGGTTGCTATTGGTGATGTTTTGACTATTGACTACACTTCTGGCTCTGCAACTGATGGTGATTTTGTTGTTGCTTCCGTTACAAATGATGATGTAT